TGCTTTTTCCGGATCTATGTCGTAAATGTCATTGATTTTCGGCACAGCCCCACAAATTGTACAGGGCATCAGATGTTCAATTAGTTTTTTCATTTTCGCACTCCCTCTCAAAATGTAACGGTGACATTTAAAACCGCCGCAGCCAACCAATAAACCGCCCGTCTGTGGTCTTTATGCCACAAACAAACCGCTGCTGCACCAACATCCAGCAGTATCATGGCAATTGGTAGGATTTGCGTGGCGTTGATTTTGCTCATGTTTCCTCCTCAAGGATAGTCACGCCCGTGACAAGCCTCAAAAATTCTCTGCCATCATCGGTTACTTCAAACCAATTTTTTCTATACTCTTTCATAAGCCCGATTTCGACAAGGCTCTCAATGCTCGCTATGTCTGCCGGACCTGCATCAAAGTAGTTTCGATAAGGGGCATATCTGCGGTACTTTGTACCTCTTATCCTACCACGGTTAAAGCCTATTGTATGCTTCATGATATCAATCTGCTTATAGGTTATGTTGTCTATTTTTTTGAGATTCAGCATGATTCACCATCTCTTTCATGTTTCCATCCGTACCACTGTGTTTTTAGCTCGATTGCTCCGACGTTGTGCAACCCCCGTATCTTTCGTATCTGTGACAACTTCTCATTTGCTTCGTACACCGTCGAATATAACAATGGATGCATGTTTCCATTGTTATCAAGCCGCTGCAACCATTTTCCGGTTGTTGCGTCTCGAATGCCATACAGCGGACAGTGCTGCACATCCAGTTTTAAGATTTCCTGTGTCATGTCGTTCACACAGACAAAAGCTTTTGGCTTTGCAAGTTCCTCTGCTGTGAATTTTGGTGGCTCTATCAAATACGAATCGAAACGCATATCAACCAGCTTTAAAAGCCATTGCGTGCAGATATTGTATTCCTGTGCGACTTCTTCGGCTGATCCGCCGCTTAGGTAATCAGATACCGCACGACGCAGCCGCTTTTCTTCGTCCTTCCAGTTCCGAAAGATTGCATCCCGATATTCTCCACGCCGATTCTTGTAAAAATATCGAACTGTGTGAACAGTAAGTTTGTATTTGTCGCATAATGCATTGACCGGACAACGGTCTACAAAGTAATCATAGGCAACTTGCATTTTAAATTGCTCGGAATATTTTTTTGGCATAGTCATCCCTCTCTTGTTACATCGGCTCATCCAAGTTTAAAATCAGGCTTGCATAAGCCGCTGCATTTTCTGATACTGGTGGGTCTTGTTGTTTCTTTCCTTTGTGTGGTGTTCCCTCTGTTTCACCCCAATATTGCAGGGTCTTTTTCCAGTTTCGGATAAAATTCCCGTTTTTCGTCTTCCAATCTCTTTCCGTGTAATAGTCATAAAACTTTTGCACATCAATGTGGATTCTCTCTTGCTCTGCAAATAGCCGGATTTCTTCCAGCGTTGGCGGAAAATTTTTGCTTTCTGCATCTGAGATAGATAGATGATTATCTTCTTTATCTTCTTCTATCTTCTTATACTGTTGTTGGGAGCCTGTTGGAACCTTGTTAGCACCTTGTTGGCAGTTTGTTTCTTTGCTTGTTGACGGTTGATACTTGTCAAAGTTTTTTAACGCAAATACGGTATATTTCGGGTATTTGTACCTTGTTAGAGTGCCTGTTGATTCCAAGCGTTTTACCGATGTGCGTAGCTGTTGCACTGACAGTCCTGTTTCTTTGGCAAGCGTTTGATAACTTGACACCCTTGCTCCTCGTGGTACTGTGATCCCGTGCCACTGATTATCCGCAATACTGACGGTCAACAGCAGATGCAGGAAGACCGTTTTTGTGTTGATGTCATCGTACCACTCCCAGTTTAAAAGTGACCGATACAGCTTGATATAACCGCTTTCCAACATCCGCCATCACCTCTTTTCTTAGATTAGAATGGTACGTCACCATCGCCGAGAATCTCTTCAAAGTCGCTCAAATCAATCTCCGGTGTTTGGCTGTTGGCACTTTTGACATCCGCCTCATAGGTATGTACAACGCTTTGCGACTGATTGACAACGCCCTGCATCGGATTGCTGTAAGACGGTGTCTGCGGCTCGCTGTAAGCCGTTTGTGGTGTGGGCTGGTAGCTTTGCGGTTGGCTGTTATAATCGCTCTGTACGGCGTCCTGGGCTGTCTTACTCTCCCCGAAAGTCACATTGTCCGCTTGTACATCCATAGCATAATGTTTCACCCCGTTGCTGTCCGTGTAATCAGCGTTTTGTAACTTGCCCTCTACAATAATCATCGACCCCTTACGGAAATACCGGCTGACAAATTCCGCTTGCTGCCGCCAGCTGACGATGTTGATAAAATCCGCTTTCTGGTCGCTGTTCTTGCTGTACTGCCGATTGACAGCAATCCGAAAACGGCAAACAGCAATGCCGCTTTGTGTGTTTCTGAGTTCCGGGTCTGCA